ATGTTGACCATCACCGGAAGTGCAAAAGAGGGTAATCTTTTTATCAGTGTAAAAGGGGTTCCCGCCGGGTATATAAAAATTATTTCTGAAGGTGATGAAAATTCTGTTTTAGAACTTGTTTCTTCCGGAAATGTAAAAATATCGGCAAATGAAAATGTCGAAGTTGAAGCTTTTAAAAAATTAAAAGCTAAAATAATAGACCCTGATACCGAAAATGAGTCCGGTTTTAGCCTAGATAAGGATACTTCTACCTTTGAAGCTAGTTATGGTGAGGGTGATGATAAAAACGTCGTTAAAACGGTTGTAACGACGGATGGTGTTGTGACTACTGTTAAACTTGGAGATGTTTTGTATGAAAATACGGTTGATGCTGAAAAGGCTTTGTTTAAATTTCAAGATTCACAGGTTGAATTAAAAGATGGTAAGGCATCTATTATGCAGGGTAGTTCTTCACTTGAAATTGAGGGCGATAAGGTATCTATGAATAACCCGGGTACAGGATTAAAAGATTTATTAACCAAAATAGTAGACGCAATTAAAACACTTACTGTTTCAACTGCTGTAGGGCCAAGTGGTACTCCATTACCTCCCACTATTGAAAAAACCACAGAATTAGAAAGTCTTTTATCACAATTTTTTAATAAATAAACATTATGGCATTAGATAAAGCAGGTTTGGCATCTGCTATTTTAAATTTAATGACCCGAATGAGGGCCGAAACAGAAATAGACGATAGCATATTTGCGAATGAATTAGCAGATGCGATAGACACCTTTGTTAAAACTGGAGAAGTAGATGCAGGGATTCCGGTTTCAACCACCGGAAGTGCAACGGCACAAACAGGGCAAACTACTGCCCCCGGTAAAATCTCCTAAAAAAGTTTTACATTTGTATCAAATATAATAATAGAAATTATGGCTTTGAGTTCAGTTTTAAATAAGATGAAGGGTATAGAAAAAACCATTGGGACACAGGCATTAAGTGCGATGTTTCCCAATGATTTTGAGTTATATATGTGTGCCTTAGAGCTTACTGATAGCGAAGATCACGTGATTGATTATTTGGCTTTTCCAGTGATGCCTGATTCTATCACAAAAACCGAACCGACCCGTACAAATGTAAAAAAGTCTTTATCTGGAATTACAGTTTTAACAAGCCCTTCATTTACTCCTCAGGAAATAAACATAAAGGGTTCTTTTGGTAGAAATTTTAAAATTTTGCTGAATGTTGCCAACCCAGTCCAAGGGGCGGCTTTTAGTACAACAGCTGGAAAATACGATTTGTTTTCTATCAGTGGTAAATCAACTACACTTTCCTTTTCAGAATTTGATGTGGGGGTTAAAACTGGTTATGGAGTGTTAAAGATTTTGAAAGCAATTGCGAGTAAAAGTGTTGGGCTGGGTAAGAATGGCAAGCCTTTGAGACTGTATTTTTATAATATGGCATTAGGTGAAAGTTTTTTGGTTGTTATTCCCCCAAGTGGTGTGCAATATACACAGGATTTGGCTCGAAACATGATATGGAATTATAACCTGACAATGATTGCGTTAGCTCCTATGGAAGCTGTTTCTAGAAGGATATCAGCGCAAACATCGTCTTTAAATACGCTTGTATCTTCGGCGGTGCAAACAGGTGTAAATGAGTTAGCAACAAAAGTAACAAGATCAATATTATGAATGCAGCCTTAAATACATTTAAGAACGTGACAGGTTACAATATAAAGGAATTTTTTGAATCTTTTGTGTTGTTTTGTAATTCTTACTATCCAATAATAGTAAGTTACTATACCGGGCAAAATGTTAACGTAGAGGATTCTTTTGGCAGGCTTGATAGTCTAATGAAACAAACGAGGGAAATAGAACCTTTATTTGAGTTGAAAGCAAATAGTTTTAATACTATAGATGCGTGGGAAATTCTGGATTATTTTACTGAATGTCAAACAAAGCTTTGGACGATTAATAATTCTTCACGTTGGCTTCGATCTGCTATTATTGGTAGATATGGTAGTAATGTAGTTGTAGACAGGGTATTGAAAACCCGTGAAACGTTTGAATCAGTGGTGCAAGAATTGGGATCGAATGCTCCACAGGATGATTGGTTTGATGTTGCTAAGAATAATTATGTTGAGGAAGAAGATTATTCGGCAAATAATGGCGGTGGGATGTTTAAAATAAACATTCGAAATGAAGGAAATTTTGATATTCCTAATATTGTAGATAATTTATCAACTAAAAATATTTTGGGTAAAGATATTGACGTTAATTTTCGTTTTGAAAATAATGATTTAGCGACGGTAGAATATGAGGCAGCAATTGCACAAGCTTATAACACGATTATCAGTTCTTTAAAGGGGTGCATTCCTGAATTTCCTGAATATGGGCTTCCTAATGATATGATTGGTAGTTCCGCTAATGCTTTACAGTATCCTACTATTTTTAGGGATTTACTGAATATGTTCAGCAGAGATGCCCGGTGGGTTGAAGTTAATTTAATTGATCTTTTCAGGGAAGAAGATAATTTATTTATAAAAATAAATGCTAAGACAGTAACAAATAATTTTCTTGTAACAAACATACAACTATGATTACTAAAGTAAACAATACAATTTCGTTTCTGAAAAATTTATGGATAGAAACGTTTTTAAATAAAACAGATAAAGTAACCGATATTACTGATAATTCGGTTTTAAATGCAGCAGCGTTTGGTACGGCTAAAGTAGCTCAAAAGGCTTTGAAAGATGTAGCAATTGTTTCTGCTCAAATTTTTCCAGAAGAAGCTAGCGAAGATTATTTAGATCGGGCTGCTTCTTTATTTGGGGTTACCCCAAGAAAAGGGGCTTTAGGTAGTTCCACTTACATACGAGTATATGGTGATCCTAATACCACTTATACAGCAGGTATCAATACATTTGTAAGTACAAACGGTGTTCGGTTTCAAATTGAAAAAACATTTACCATCGGAGAATCAGGCTATGGATATGTGAAGGTGAGGAGTGAATCAATAGGAGAATTCACAAACGTTGATGCAAATAGTATTGTAACTGTCACTCCTGTACCTCAAGGACATAAAGAATGTACGAATGAATATTATGCTGTAGGGGGTCGTGATAAAGAAGATGATGAAATGTTTCGTAGGCGTATACTGAATCATCAGAATATTTATGCAGAAGGAACTTTGGAAAAACTTACGCAGGTTTTGCAGGATATAGATGATCGTGTTTTAAAAATTATGTTTGTGGGTGTGATGGAAGATTCATTTATACATGTTCAAATTGCTACCCAAAATGGACAGGAATTTACTACACAGGAATTACAAGTTTTATTAAATGGTGCAACTCCATATTTTGGAATAGGTGACATGATTGTGTCAGGAAGGTTGATGGGTATTAAATTTGAAAATGCTTCTTGGTATGAAGTAGGTGGAGAAACTGGAGTTGATTTCAGATGTGAAATAGAATCCGGTTATGATGTGGCTACCGTTCGAAAAAATATTCAGGTAGGTTTGACTAAATATTTAGACTTTAGATTTTGGGAGGCTGGTGCAAATGTTGAGTGGGATAATTTGCTTGATATTGTAAAGCATACCGAAGGTGTGCAGTATGTATCAGATGAAGATTTTTATCCAAAGCATGATGAAGCAGTTCCAGTTTATATGTTGCCCCGAATAAAGAAATTTATTATGCGCGATTTGAACGGATCAGTGTTGTTTGATTTATCAAAGGAATTTTCACCTGTGTTTTACCCGGCAAATTAGAATTTAATAACCTAATTTTTTACCGTATATTTACACCATAAAAATTTGTAAATATACGGTTTTATTATGATAATGGAAGTGAGAAATTTTAACTTGCAATGGCTTTCAGGGGTTGGTGCCGCCTTTTGGGGTTCTTTTGCTCCTATACAGGATATGCTGTTGGGGGTTTTTATTTTCATAGGCATTGATTTTATAGTGGGGTGTATCGCTTCCTATAAGAGGGCTAAAAGAAGAAAAACCCGGTGGTTTTTTGAAAGTGCGAAAGCATGGAATACAATTTATAAATTAGCATTTTCTTTAATTGCTGTGTCTTTATCACATTATTTAGATACAAAAATTTTTGATTTTGTGGACTTGAAATTACCTAACATGGTAGCAGGGTTTGTGTGTGGCACAGAATTTTGGTCTTTTTTGGAGAATGCTGGTGATATAAGTGAACACCCGGTTTTTAAAGCTATTCGAAAAATAACAAAACGTAAAATAAATAGAGTGATAGACTGTGAAGAAGGTGAAATTTTAAATGAAAATGATTATGGAAATAAAGGTTATCAGGGATGAATTTCCACCCAAAGCAACATTAGGTATAATGTTTATTGATGGAGTAAAAGTAGCAGATACTTTAGAGGATACTTTGCGTGATTTACCCGTATCGTGTCCCAATACTCCTAAAGGTAAAATGTGTAATTGCCCACAGAAAAAATATGGCGAAACCTGTATACCTGCTGGTAGGTATAAAGTAACATATAGATATTCGCCTAAATTTGGTAAGAGTTATCCATCAATAGAAAATGTTCCGCATTTTTTAGGGGTATTGATTCATGCAGGTAGTAATGTGGGCCATACTGAGGGTTGTATATTAGTTGGAGAAAGGGTGCCCGGTAAAGAACAGCTGAAAAATCAGTTTGCTATTTCTAGCATTGTCACTAATTTGGTTAAAAAGGCTTTCGAATCAGGTGAAGAAATTTGGATAAATATTGAAAATAAATGAAAAAGTTTATAAAGAAAAACTGGAAAATTATTTTGATTGTATGTTTGGTGTTAGCCTTATATTTTTCAGTTAGTGCTTCGATACAAAATCGAAAAAAGTATTTGAGGGAAAAGAATAATACAGAAGCTCTTTTAACTGATATTGAGCATGAAAGGACACAGCATGGTGAAGATGTTGCTACTATTCATGAATTACAGCTTACTGTGAAAGAGCTTAAGAAATTACGTGAGGAAGATGTGAAAATGATAGAAGAATTGAAAATTCGCCCACCTCAAATAAAAGAAATTGTAAAAACAGTTGTTGAAACTAAGATAGAATACAGGGATACATTGATTCAAACTGCACCCGGTAAATTTGAATGGAAAAAGACAACACAGTGGTGGATAGTTGATCAAGATATAGATTTTACTGGAAATCCACCTGTTGTAGACTTTAAAATAAGTGTTCGGGACAGTTTATCACACGTGTTATACAAAGTTCCTAAATTTAAGATTTTGGGCATTAGATTTGGCACAAAGCGTTATGAAATAAAGTGTATTAATCATAACCCGGAATCGAATATTGTGTATAACGAGTGGATAAATGTAAGCCGTAATAAAGCAAAGAGAAATAGGAATTAAAATGGCAAAAATTGAAAGAAAAATATTTCCACAAATTGGTAACGGCTATAGAATACACACCCAAGTCATACCCCTTGCCGGGTTGATACCTGTGTTAAAAACAGCTCGTGAAGGACATAAAAGTTTGTACCGTTATTCGGTTGATGGTGGTACAAACTTTACAAACTGGGAATCTTTGAATTCAGCTGTATCAGAAAATCTTGGAAGGTTGACTGATGCGGTTGATTTGGTTTTAGATTATGTAACAGACCCATTCAGGAGACAAGTCGCTTTTTTTAGAAAATTAGAAGTTGATCCCTATGATGTAGGGTTGAATTCTATGATTTATGATAAGTCAGTTTTTAATACGTTTTTTAATAGCGATGACCCACAGGTATTAGATTGGGCTTTAAATGTTTTAGAAAAGCTATTTGAACCCGGTATCGTGCCGTTATATGTTAGCCGAAATAATGAAAATGATTATGGCACTTTCTTTTTTACAATAACTCACTTTTTTGCATTTGTTGTGATTTATGCCCGTCAATTTAGGGAACTTGAAAATAGTGAGTTATTGATGAAGGAGTTTATTGAAGGGTGGGGTTTAGTGTATGAGAATATCACAACACTTGATCAAAGGAAATATTTGTTTAAAAATTGGTTAGATCAATTTCGTAAACGTGGCACCCCGGCAATAACTGAGACTGGAGGTGTAGTTGATGGGGAATTACGCAGATTGGTCGGGTATACCAAGCCCAATGAATTTATTTTTGGAGTTTTAGCACCTCAAAATGTTGGGTGGTGTATGGGTTGGTCCTCTCCAACATGGTATGGTACAGAAACCGTGAATGCTGTTTCAAAAGGGTATGATTTTGGGCCGGATTATGCTGGTGATAACTATGGTGAAATTATTTCGTTTGGAGAAGATGAATTAAGTCTACCTACTGATGGTGAGGCAACTCCAAATACGATTATAACCAAACATTCGTGGGAGATTTATCTTGAAGGTGATGAAAATTTGCCAACTAATTTGTTGCAGGCCGCAAATATTGGTGTGGGATCTCTATCTGACTACCCTATTTTAGGGGATGTTGAAAGAGTGTATCAGGATGATATTTATGTGTTTAAATTCAAAGGAACTGGCCGGGTAGGTATTTCATCAGAAGCCGATACAACAAAAGTAATGGAGGTATATCGAGGGTTAGATTATGAAATAACTGTTTGGTTAAAGGCTGATCAAGCTGGGAATGTTGGATCAGTACAACCACCTCAAAATATAGAATTTGGGGTAAATTGTTATGATTCAGCAATGAATTTAATAAAGCAGGTTAGGCTTACCGATCTTGAAGTTACAAACAGTTTCTTTTTAGGAGAAAGGTATCAAAGCCCTTGCAAGGTTCCAGGGGTGTATTATCAACTTCGTGGGATTATTTACAATATAGATAAAGACACTGATGAAAACCGTGATTTATATTTGAACTTTGAAAACGGTAGGCCTTTGAAATTCTTTTATTCTGATGGTGGGGCTTTTGCTTCTTATATGGCTCCATATATTGTACAGAATAGAGATGGCAACGTTGCTGATTTATCAGTGGCAGGTATTGTTTTGAAACCGTTAGATTTACCGTTTAGTCAGGGATATTTAGGGCAAAAAAATGTAATTGCAATGTATGCCCAGATTAGATCAGCCCGAACGAAACAGGATATTGAAGAATTCATTAAGAGATATCTGGTTAGTTATAAAAATATTGTATCATATAAGTGGTTGGATTGGGTTACTCGTAAATCTTGGATTTTGACGTTTATTGTGTCTAATGTTGATAATGGTGATAAGGTTGATGGAGCCGCAGTAACTTTGTCTACAGGGGTAACAGCATATACAGATTATAATGGATATGTGCGGTTTGAATTGCCATTAGATTCACCGATTAAATGGACGGTATCATATGAAGGTGTTGAAGAATCTGGTTCACTTACAATGGATAAAGATTACACCATTGAAGTTCCTTTGAAATTACCGTTATTTGTAGAAATGGAAATAATACAGCCAGAATGGGGTGAAGTTAAAATCACTGGCCAACGTTTAGGTGAGGGGTGGGTTCCACGCACAGAAGTAACTTTTACAGCCACTCCTAATGCTGGTTATAATTTTGTAAAATATATAATTGTTACAGATAAAACAGAAGATACTCGAAATCCGACTAATTATTTCTTAGGGGATCATGATATTATTGTACAGGCAGTTTTTGAGATAGCTGGATCATTGAGTTTTTCTCCTGATGTAATTACATTACCCGCTGCTGGAGGTAGTATGGGCCTTATAGCTTCATCTTCGGTTAAATGGAAATTAGATGATATTAATGCCGATTGGGTGAAGGTGACACCGATGTCAGGTGATGCAGGTGATAATCCGTTGACAGTAGAAACTATTTAAAACTAAATAAAATGAGTAAGATAAATATTCATAGAAATACATTTTTAGAAAAAGAAGAATTGAATCGAATGATTCAATTTTCTGCTGAGGCTGATGTGATCAGGGCAATGTTGTCCCTTTCAACAAGCTTTGGTTTAGTTTCCCCCGGTGGTGTTCCGGGGGTACCGTTTACTACCGAAAAATCAACAACTGTTGGAGGGGTTGATATTAAAGGAGGTTACATTATAACCTCAGACCTGAAAGCTTTTTATGTTAATGATACAATAAATTTTTCAGGTGTTCCGGCTGATGATCAAACGTATTATTTAAAAGCAGTTTGTGTGGAAGAAAACTTTGAACCCGGTTACGTTCAGGTTGATACAAATGGCAATCTTTCTGGTACGGTGAACTTTGCTAATTTAGTGAGGGGTCAATCAAATGTGGCAACAGCTATCAGATTTATAAAAGATGATGGATCAGAACCTTTAAACAATTCAGTTTACCAAGTTGTTGATATTATTAATGATAATAATTTAGTGCTATCCAGTGGATATCCGTTTCAGGCTGAACAACAGTTAAGAGTAGTTATTTTGGGGAGTGTTCCAATGGGTCGCAGGTTTACTGATAGTCAATCGCAAGGTCTTTACTCTTATAATAGAGTTCAATTTCAGGTAGAAAAGGTTTCAGATTTTACAAGCCGGGCCGAAAATGAATTTTATATTGGCCGTGTTAGAAGAGATTTGACTGGGAACGTTGTTACTGTTTTGGATGAGAGATATGATACAAATTTATGTCCATACTGGAATGGATTTGGAGGTGGAGCCGTAGAGGTTTTTTCGTTCACTATTGTGCCGACGCCCTCCGACGCAATAGTGATGATGAATGGAAGACAAACTTCCACTATTAGTGGGGCGGTTGGTTTAAATGTAGAATGGTCTGTTTCAAAACCGGGTTTTTATCCACAAAGTGGTAATCACACTATCACTAATAAAAATGAAACTTTTCCGGTAACTTTGGAAGAAAATCCAAATCCAGATAAGTACACTATTATAGTAAATACCGAAACCGGGGATACTACTAAAGGCAGTATAGGAATAAATGATTCATCAGCAGGAAAAGCAAGTGACACTATTGAAGTTGTGGGGGGTACTGCTGTTAATTTATATGCAAAATCGATTGGTAATAATATGTTTTTAGGCTGGTATGATGGGGTGCAATTATTGTCGAATGCTAATCCATTTTCATACAGTGTAAATAAAAATGTAACTATTACTGCTAAATTTGACGAATATTGGGATTTTGAGGTGGTTGATAATGATGGTGGCACAGAATCTTTTGGGGTTCAGCCTATAGATGGAGGCTCTACTGCGGAGCAGTTTTTAGTAAAAGTTAGTAGCAGCAATCCTATTTGGGGGGGTTCAGCCTAGCGGAGCGGGGATTATACAAATTGTATTTAATAATGGAGCTTGGGATGTGACTATAAAAGAAAATGAAGGATACCAGTTTGTTGCAGCATTTTCTTTTGCAACAGATTCAGGCCCAATCGTAAGACACGAAACAAAAACTTTTACGGTTTCAGAACCATTATATTCAGTACAAGCTGAGTTTAAAAAGATTTAAAATATGAATTTATATTACACAACAACTGTAGGGTATGACAGCCCACAGCCTAATTCAGATAGGTCTTTAGGAGGCTATAAATCTAGCACTAAAGTAGTTAATGATGACTTTGGTAATTTATTTGATGAATTATCGGTCATGACTATGAAAAATAATAGGGATGAATATCGGGCCATCATACTACGAAATGACTATGATACACCCGTTGCACAAGTAAAGGTGAATGTAATTATTCCTGAGGATGCCATTTGTTCCTATAAGATGGCTATTGGAGTGTTAAACGGCAAAAATAAATATAATCAAAAGTTTATGGAAAATGTTGAAACAGTGTTTGGTAAACCATTTCATGCAAAATTTGTGGAAATGACTGCGGACACCGTTTTGGAAATAGGCCGTTTAAATCCAGGAGATGAGGTTGGTTTATGGGTTTGTCGGCATGTTGATATTGAAGCTGCTCGACATCAATTTAATGATGTTTGTGAACCTGATCCTAAGGATCCCACTGGGCGGATATATAGACCTATAACCTATCCAACTACAGAAAGCGTAGATATAGCTATAAGTTGGATTTAGCTATGATTTACGATTACGAAACATCCATAAATATAATTTTAAGAATTTACGAATATCTACAGATAAAGGCAACTAGAGAAATGCCGCGCACGATAAAAATGGATAAACCACGGCATCGTGACGCGGTTATTTCTTTTTTACAAAGTATTCCACCCACAGGTGGAGTTGATTTTGTCTGGGAATTTTTAACATTTCAGTTTTATGTGTACGCTCATCAGGATCACCAATTGCGGCCAATGCCTATCTGGTTTATGGGTAAAGAAGCATGGAGAAGATGGGCTGAATATGACGATGGGATAAAATTTTATGTTCATAAATGGGTTGCAGAACGTAGTTTGAAAAATCCTGTAAAATCAGATACTTATAAACCTGTTTCAGCAGAAATTTTACGTAAAGAGAGGTATCGTATGTCCCGCATAACAGGGCCTAATTTTTGTCAGGCAAAATATGGAAGCAACCCTTATAATCCGGATGACGTTATGTGTAATGAATGTCCTTTTAAAAAGGATTGTGAGTTGTTATTTGCTACACGGAATAAATTAGGTGAAAGTTTATTTGAAGAAGTTGAAAAGTCATATTCTCCTATTATAGATAATTGTGTGAATATGCGTATAAAAACACATAAAGAAAACTATGGCGATTTCTAAATTCAATAAGTTTGGTATTTGTTTGGATTGTGGAAAGGTTAGGTTTATAGCTAACCGAACCAAACAATTATGTGAGGAATGCAACTATAAGCGTTTACATAATGGAAAAAGTAAGGTTGAGGTAGCTATAGAAAAAAGTAAGTTAAAACCTATTAAACCCAGAAAGGCTACAGGTGAAAAAGAATTATTTATGGAGATATGGGCCGAACGTCCGCATAGATGTGTAAAATGTGGTGTGACATTACCCGAACCGATGAAGGCTGTTTACTTTAGCCACAAGAAATCTAAAGGGGCGTTTCCTGAACTTAGATTAGAAAAGGATAATATAGAATTATGTTGTCCGGAGTGTCATTATAAGTATGAATTTGGTAATAGGAAATAATATGGATTATGAGATGTTAGATTACTTTGCTCGAATTGCCAGAGCATTGGGTGAAACTTTAATTTACAAAGTTCTATCAAGCCCTGATGAATATACAGATGATGATATTCTTGAGGTTTTGGAAAATTTGGTTTTGAATATTGAAAAGCAAAATAAATCAAGAATTATCACTTTTAAAGATAGAGGTGGGCAGGTTTTGAGGAAAAATTACATCATCAATTTTCATCCTTTTGTTATCTTTGATGGAGAACCTGCTATTATGATTAATGACTTTCCAGAGGGGTTGGTGGCTGAGAAAAACCCAGTTTTAAAGTTAGAATTGATATATGATGATTTTGATAATAGAAACGAAGATATTGAACAATTAAAATACTTTTTGAAATAGGAGGAAAATATGGCACAAGCAAATTTAAGATACGTTATTGTATCAGACACCGAAACTTCGGGTTTACCAAGTAAAGGTGGGAAAGGAAAACCAGAAGTAAAAGCATTTTGGGATATTTTATTGGTTGAAGTCGCAGCGGTTGTTGTAGACCTTTTTGAAATGAAAATTGTGAAGGAGTATGACGCTATTATTAAACCTTACAAGGAGGATTATATTTGGTCACCTGCGGCTGAGCAAACACACGGATTAAGTCAGAATTATTTGAATGATAACGGTTTGGATATAGAAGATGTTTACTATGATTATAAGAATATTTTGACTACATATAAAAATAACAAGGTAAAGGCCGTTTTGTGTGGTCATAATTTTCAAGGGTTTGATATACCTTTTATAGAAGGGTTATTTGAATTTCATAAAGATGATCTTTGGGAATATGTTAGATGGGTAGAAGATACACAAAAGATGGCATATTACCGGGCAACTGAACAAACAGACTATAAGCTTGGAACGTGTTGTCGCAAAGAAGGTGTTGAATTAGTGGATGCTCACCGGGCTTTGAATGATACACGAGCTAATGCACTTCTTTTTATGAAATATATTTCAGTTTTACGTGGAGAAGGAGCTGCTCAGGTACCTACACAAACAATAGAATCCAGGTTTAGAGAAACATTTCAGTTAGCGCAATGATTAATTTCAATGGGGATTTGAAGTTGTCGTATAAACAGCTGGAAACGGTGTTTTCGACAACTTTCAATATTTTAGAGGCACTCCCTCCAGTTGCTATAAATCAGTTATTAGACGGGTACGGTGGGGATATAGACAGCCTAATGACAGAAATTTTTAAACAAACAAATAATGTTTTGTCATTAAATAAAACGTTGGACACCGAACGTTTAAATTACGTGGATCAGCTAAAAGAATCGATGGATGAAACGTTGAAAATTCATTCGTATAACTATTTTAAAACAACAATGCTTCCAAATTTTCGACAGGGGTGGAGAAATTTGGAATGGGGTAATATGATTCAGTTATATCCTAATATAGCTTTTTTGGCTGCTCGTTCACATGGTAAATGTTTTGCTGCTGGTACACCTGTTTTAATGGCGGATTGGACGGTTAAAAATATAGAAGATATATACCCCGGCATGGAAGTAATGGGTGTGGATTTCACCCCGCGAAAAGTATTAACCCGTCACATGGGTGTTGGTACCCTATTTAGGATAGATCAGGAAAATGGTATTTCTTATACTGTAAACCGGGCGCATACTTTATGTTTGTGGGATTCAAAACATAAAGAGTATGTGGAAGTAGATACTGGTAAGTTTATTAAATTCCCTGTTAAAAAGCAGCGTAGAATGAAAGGTTACCGGGTGTTTTCCTATGACCAGCCACTCTTGATAAAGAGTGATATTACCATTACAGAACTTCCTAAAGGAGCTTATTATGGGTTTATGTGTGATGGTGATCATCTGTTTCAACTTGAAGATGGCACGGTAGTACACAATTCATATGAGTTTTGTTTAGCTTTTCCATTGTGGAGATTATATAGTT